AGCCCCTAATATAACAATTCAATGGATAGACCAACAATAAATGCATTTAGGGATCGCATTAATGCATGCAATGATCCTGAAGATGCAAAAGATATTATGTCTGCCCTACTTATGGCAAGACATGACTATTTTGGCAAAGAGGTTTGCTATTTCTTAGACATTGAATATAGATCAGATGTTCCTGCTAGTGACATTGTTGCAGAAGTTGCTCCTCCAGGAGTGACTATCCATGTTAGGCATTGCACTCCAGACAACTATATGATTATAGATGACAAATTGTTTATAATAGATTATAAAGTATCTGTTGAAAGTGCTTATGGAGATCTAGCAAAGAAGAAATACGAAGAGATATTCCATGATGCATTAGATGAATACGGAATTGACTTTGAAGTAGTGATTATTCGTGCAGATCCAGTGAGAGACATAATACATGTTGATTCAGAAGATTTTTTGAACAGAGTTGGTGCAATACATATTATCCTTGACTTCACTTGGTTTTACAATCTTAGGGCCTTAATTTATGACAAATTTAAGGACAATGAAAGGTTCTTAGAAATTGTAACCCAGGGTGAATTCACAATGACATCTCCTTGGATAGAAGAAGGGACCCCTGAACTATATAACCATCCGATATTTATAGAATTCTATAATTCGTTAGATGAAAAAGCTAAAATTGTCTTCCAGGAGTCAATACACTTTGATGCTACACAAGGTGATAAGTGGAATCAAAATTTAGTTAAGACAATGAATCTTTATCGCCAAGATTACAATTCCTTTGTCAAAATAGCATCTACGAGTGTCTTTAAGTGTACTGGAAATTATCCTAAGCCTGATCATGATGAAATTACAGAAGGTTGGGATTTGATGGTTCAAAGAGTGTCTGTAGAAAGGCAGATTACCCAGGATATTTCAAAGCAGAAACCATCATTTCATATGATATGGAGCCCGCCTAATGATGGTTCTAATGAGAACATTAAGAAAATTCTTAAATTATCATCGTTATTGCAGAAGGTTTCTGGAGAATCTACATACATAGGATCATTTAGAGCTATAGGCAGGCTGATGGATTTTTCTGAAAATGTAGGACTGTATGAGAGTCATGTGAGCAAACTTAAAAATATGTCAAGACAAACATCTAAGAAAATTGATAAAAAACTTGATGAAATAAAAATAGGTACATCCACTATTCTATGGGAACAGCAATTTAAATTTGATTCGAATGTCATTGATACTAAGGACAAGACACATTTATTTAAAGATTTTCTAGGGATAGGTGGCCATAAACAATTCAACAAAAAGAGTATTGATGATGTAGATCTTTCAAAACCAACTATTCTTGATTTTAACGATAAAAACACTATTGATAAATGTAAATTCCAGTACAAACAAGTGCAATCAATATTATCGCAAGAGAATGACCGTACAAAATTAGGCTGTTACCTAGAGGAATACGGACATAAAATCTCAAGTTGTTCTGCTGATATGTGGTCATTAATTTGTAAGGTTTGTAAAATGCAATTTTGGTCTGCTGTCAATGATTACTCAACATTAATGAAAAATATGCTTGCTGTCTCACAATATAATAGGCACAACACTTTTAGAGTTGTCACATGTGCAAATAACAGCCTGTTTGGGATAGTTATGCCGTCCTCAGATATAAAAACAAAGAGAGCAACACTTGTATATTTCATCATTGCAATACATGATGAACCTGAAGATATAGTGCATCATGGAGCACTCCATGGGACATTTAAATCTGGGTCTAAGTTTGTTAGCATCTCAAAAGGGATGAGGCTGGACAAAGAGAGATGCCAAAGAATTGTGGCTAGCCCTGGATTATTCTTGATGACAGTCTGCTTGATGGCCAACAATAATCCTACAATCGATTTGAGTGAGGTCTGCAATTTTGCATTCCATACATCTTTATCAATAACCAAGGCTATGTTATCTCTGACAGAGCCATCAAGGTACATGATCATGAATTCTTTAGCTATATCTAGCCATGTAAAAGATTATATGGCTGAGAAGTTTTCACCATACACCAAAACAAGTTTCTCTGTTGTTATGGCAAACATAATAAAGAAGGCCTGCTATAATGCAAACACCCAGAAAGACCGCATACAATTGAAAAACATACATTTGACAGATTATGAGATAACTCAAAAAGGTGTCTCATCAACTAGAGAATTACTATCCATTTGGTTTAAAGGATATGTCAATTTAAAGGAGTATATAAACCAGATATACATGCCATTTTATTTTAATTCAAAAGGTTTACATGAAAAGCATCATGTGATGATAGATTTGGCTAAAACAGTCTTAGAGATAGAAAAAGACCAGAGGGAAAATATACCAGGCATATGGTCGTCAGTTCCAAAAAAACAAACTGCAAATCTGCCGGTTCTTATTTATTCAGTAGCAAAAAATCTAGCCATGGATACATCCAGACACAATTACATCAGATCAAGGATTGAAAATGCGAATAATCTTAAAAGGCCAATAACGACAATCTCAACATTTACAAGTTCAAAGTCTTGTATAAAAAGAGGTGATTTTGCAGAATTTAAAGCAAAAGTTTCTAAAAAAACAGCCAATTCATTAGCTAAGTCTATTCAAAAATATGTTGTAGCAAACCCAGAATTTGCAGATTTAGAAATAGAGAATGGTCAAATCAGACATGCACAGTATGAAGATGTTGTCAAAGCTGTTCCAAATTATATCGATGTTATGTCAACTAAAGTATTTGATAGACTGTATGAACTTATCAGTTGTGGGTCTATAGACAATAAGCCAACAATACATCATATACTACAAATAATGAAAGATCACACAGAATTTATATTTACTTTCTTTAACAAAGGGCAGAAAACTGCCAAAGATAGAGAAATATTTGTTGGAGAATTTGAAGCTAAGATGTGTTTATATCTCGTCGAGAGAATTTCTAAAGAAAGATGTAAACTCAATCCAGAAGAAATGATCAGTGAGCCTGGAGATGGAAAACTAAAAAAGCTGGAAGAATTAGCTGAGTCTGAAATTAGATATACAGCACAGACATTGAAGATTATGAAGGAAAAGAAAATATCTGAAATGTTTGGAGGCCAAATAGACATTGATTATAGGCCACATTCACTTAAAATAGAAATAAATGCAGACATGTCAAAATGGAGTGCACAAGATGTATTATTTAAATACTTTTGGCTATTTACATTAGACCCAGCATTATATAGACATGAGAAAGAGCGTATATTATATTTTCTATGTAACTACATGCAGAAGAAGCTGATACTACCAGATGAATTAGTTCAAACAATACTAGACCAGAGAGGGCACAGAGATAATGATTTGATTTTTGAAATGACCAATGGATTGTCACAGAACTGGGTAGAAATCAAGAGAAACTGGCTTCAAGGCAATCTCAACTACACAAGTAGTTATTTACATTCATGCTGCATGAATGTATATAAAGATGTTATTAAATCAGCAAGTGAACTGCTAGAAGGGGAATCATTAATCAATTCTATGGTCCACTCAGATGATAACCACACCTCAATAGTGATAATACAAGATAAACTGCCTGATGATACTATTATAGAATTTTGCATTAAATTATTTGAGAAAATTTGCTTAACTTTTGGTAATCAAGCAAATATGAAGAAAACATATATAACCAATTTTATTAAAGAATTTGTTTCATTGTTTAATATATATGGTGAACCCTTTTCAGTGTATGGCAGATTTTTACTAACTGCAGTTGGAGATTGTGCATATTTAGGCCCCTATGAAGATGCTGCAAGTAGGTTATCTGCCACTCAAACTGCCATAAAACATGGTTGTCCTGGATCATTGGCATGGATTTCTATTGCACTCAATCAATGGATAACTCATACAACTTACAATATGCTCCCAGGTCAAAACAATGACCCATGTAATGTGTTCCCAACATACAATAGACAAGAGATACCTATAGAATTGTGTGGCTTAATTAATGCAGACCTATCAACTATAGCAATTGCAGGTTTGGAATCAGGTAATTTGGAATACTTAGTTGGGTTATCTAAAAGGATGTCATCAATAGAACTTCAGAGAGAACCTATCCAATCACAATATAATAAAATAGAAGAATGGAATATTGATTCACTGACACCAATGGACCGAATAAAGTTAAAATTATTGAGATTTATGACTTTAGACTCTTCAATGTCTTCAGACGACGGGATGGGTGAAACTAGTGACATGAGGTCAAGATCATTACTAACTCCAAGGAAGTTTACAACAAATGCCTCATTGATTAGATTAAAATCTTATAATGACTACCAGCAAATATTACAAGACAAGGATAAATTAGACCAGCTCTTCGAATATTTTGTACAAAATCCTCAATTGCTAGTTACAAAAGGAGAAACTGTTGAAGAATTTTGTCAGTCAATAAGGTTTAGATATAGCAGTAGAAAATTTAAAGAGTCATTATCAATTCAAAACCCTGCACAACTATTTATAGAACAAATATTATTTGCAAATAAGCCCATGATTGATTATACAACCATCCATGATAAGCTATTCGGTATACAAGATGATCCAAACATAGAAAATGCTACAGCAATAATAGGGAAAAAGACTTTCCCTGAGACATACAAGCAGATTCTTCTTGATCTTGAGAGATTCGAATTAACAGTAGATGATGTTAAAACAGTTTTCAGTTACTGTCTTATGAATGACCCTATACTTATTGCATGTGCAAATAACATCTTAATATCTGTACGAGGTATGGAAATTGATAGAACTGCAATGACGTGCTCCACTATGCCTGAGATCAAAAGTCTCAAAGTTATTTATCACACACCAGCATTAGTATTAAGAGCTTATGTACAAGATAATATACACCTTAAAGGAGTTGAACCTGATGAGATGCGCCGAGACTTACACCACTTAGAACAATTCATTGAGCAAACTAAATTAAGAGAACACATGCGCCAACGGATACAAAAAAACGAGATAAAGACAATGGGGAGAGACTTAAAATTCGAAATTAGAGAGCTAACAAAATTTTACCAAATATGTTACGATTATGTAAAGTCTACTGAACACAAAGTAAAAATATTTATATTACCTAGAAGGAATTATACCCCATTGGAATTCTGTGGAGCAGTAACAGGAAATTTGCTAAAAGATGACAAGTGGGTCACTATCTATTATTTAAAGCAGATAACACTCCCGTCAAAAAAAGCGCAAATAGCTTCTAGTATAGACTTAGAGGTCCAAACTGGATTCGAAGCAATGAGATTAATTGCTCATTTTGCAGACTCATTTCTAAGCGACAATTCTAGAATTACATTCCTTAAGAGGATGATTTCAGATTACACTTACAAAGGTGTGAAAGTTGAATTGTTATATAGAAAATTATGTTCTTCTCGGTTTAGAACAAAGATATTGCCAATACTATTTTATATGGGTGATTTATCTCAAAGTGATATAGATAGGTTTGATGCAGAAAAAGCAGAAGAGCAGATAACCTGGAATAATTGGCAAACATCTAGAGAATTCACAACAGGGCCTATAGATCTTTCAATTAAGGGCTATAGTAGAAGTATACGAATTGTTGGAAATGATAATGAACTAACTGCTGCAGAACTAAATATCCCAAAAATTAGAGGCGATGTTATAACTAGACACGGTCAGGCTTTACTTAACAAGCCTCATGGCCTTAAATTTGAAAATATGAAACCTGTAGATGAATTGAATCCAAAGCTGTATTATATATGTTACCAGCTTAGGGCAAAAAAACGATATTATTACAATATACTCTCAGTTTCTACTATATTGGAGCATAATGATAGGATAGATGAGACTAGGATACGAAAGAATAACAAATGGGTTCCAGTTTGCCCAGTTGCTATTGGGAAATTTAGTCAATCTGAAAAACCATTGATTGACAAGATCAAATATTTAAATATGGAGGAAATCAAGCTGACAAAATTACAAATCGCTGTAGATGACCATGCGATGATCAGGAAAGCCCCTATGCAGAAAATGTCATTCTTTGAGGGCCCTCCAATCCCATCAGGTGGAATAGATGTGAGTAAGTTAATGCAATCTCAAGTTATGATAAATCTAAATATGGATACATTATCAAATATATCACTCTTGGACTTATGCAGAATTTTCAGTTGCAAAGGTGAGACAACAGACCAAGATGCCTTTGAATTTCTATCAGATGAAATAATTGATGAAGATATAACAGAGGAATTAGATAGCTCACCTGCTTTAAAAGTCACCTATACAAGGAAATCAGATAAAAATAATACCTATAAAAATGCAATAATAAGATGCCTGATAAGAGAGTCAGATAAGTTTGAATCTTGTTTTGATATATCAGATGAGGGATTTACCTCTGATTCTAATTTAGAGATTTTAGAATGTTTAGTCTGGATATTAGAATTACTTAAAACAAATCAATGGTCTACTGAGTTGATTAGCTGCATCCACATGTGTCTATATAGGAACAATTTAGACCAACTATTTCACAACTTTACTGCCCCAGAGTCTTTTGTATCAGATGCTATAATCCAAAAACCACTGTGGACTGAAATTATTGATTTCCTACAAATATTGCAGGCAACAAATTATAAACTGGAACCATGGGTATCAATTATGAAGCATTCTATAAGCAAGGCTATAGAATATGCAAAGAAGAAATATGATGAGGAAAACCAGCTGAATCCTAAGAATTTAAGGAAATTTATTAAGGGCAAAAAGATGGGAGGAAAATCAAAGTTTGAATTTTAAATCTATCACAGTGTGCCCCTGCTCTGTAAATATATTTTAAGTAAAATTGTATATATTAGGGGCACACTACTCTGCCGGCGTAGGGTAGGCACACGCTGAGCCAGTCAGTGTA